GGAATTGGCGGGGACTTTTTGAGATTTTGGCGGGGATTTTTTAGCGAATATGACTAAGAAATAGGTCTGTTGTCGCTTCAGCAAGTTCGTCCTCCACTTGATTGTAACGATCAGTCATATAGACTTTTGTATGCCCCAGCGCCTGGCTTAATTGTTCAAGTGGAACTCCTGCAATAATGCTTTGAGTCGTGAAGAAGTGGCGCATCATGTGAGGTGTTACATGCAATCCTGTAGCTTCATTCACTAGATTGAAGTTTCTATTCAACTGATTTGGATTGATGAGACCACCTTTTTCGTTGATAGTTATATAATCCTTGTGCTGTTCCTTGATAATTCCTAACTTTCGCTTAATCTTAGAAGCTTCAGCTATCAGATAATAGATAAGGTCTGTTCCGATATCATCAAGGCAGACATATCGCTCTGAATCCTTCGTTTTAAGCCCTCCTTTTCCTTTCAAGGTCTGATTGCTTCGACTATCTCTAAGATGTAGTATAGCCCGTCCGCTGTCGTTCTGAGTGATGTCCATTGGACGCAATCCAAAGACTTCTCCTCTTCTCAATCCAAAAATTGTCAGATAGGTCAGAGCGTAGAATTGTTTTGGCATAATCTCTTCTGCCTTCGCTATCCAAGTCTTGAACTCTTTGAGAGTCACTTTCTTGTTAGCTGCAGGAATATCACTACGACCTATGAAAACACCTTTCAAGCGATTTGAGAGCAGATTCCCACTTTTAACGGCGTCATTCAGCAATGCCATGAAGCTGGAATTGAGGGTTTGGACAGTGTATCTAGTATGGTTCTGCAACTTTTCAGCGATAAAGAGTTCATACTCATTTCTATCCAAATTTTTAAGCAGGATAGAACCAAACTTTGCCTTGATATGGTTCTTATAGAGATTGTCATTAAGGTAGTAGGAAGTGTCATTCCAGCGCCCTGTTGACAATCTCTTTTCAGAATAGATATCCCAATACTGATCAAGCGTTAGATTCGTATTGATACCTAATTCTTGGTCTTGGATTTGTTGCTCAATCTCTGTCAAGGCTGCACGAGCTTGAGGGAGAGTTGTGAAACCACTTTTACTTTTTTCTCTTTTTTTACCTCGGAAGAAAAAAGAACGTCTGACATAGTAACGCTTGCCTTTAGCAGTCTCATAGTAATAGATATTTGGGTATTTTGTTTTATTATATTTCATTGTATTCTCCTTGTTTATCGGCTTCTGGACAAGGTCTAAACATTGAGAATATTGACATCACCCCTTTCATGGTGTAAAATAGGGTATAGAAAAGAGGCCTTTTTAATGGCTGATTTTTATACAAGGTAAGCTTCACAATCAAACTTTGGCGAGGGCGATTGTGGGGCTTTTTTTATTTTCTGAATAGTTTGTATAGTTTATACAAACTCCAAGCTGTCAAAGGGACTGCAAGGAATGGAGCGATTGGAATACCAACAACTCCAAAAAAGACTAAGAAAAGATACAGTGCTGAAAATATGATTTTATTGGCAGGAAGTTTTTTCTTAGGAGATGTTTCTGAAAGATTAATCTCGTTTACTATATCAGCGAAACTGTCATTAACAATATTTTGTTCAATATGTTCAGCTTCAGTTGTTTTAGTTTCAATAGATTCAGTTTTCGTAACTTCTTTATTGGAAATGTTATCATCAATTATCTCAGATGATTCGCTCTGAATTACTTCTTTTTGTGAAGAATCAACAATGGTAAGGTAAATTTCAAAACCAACATCCAAATCATTATTTGTGATAACTTTTTCTTCATAATCGTCCCATTCTTTATATGGACCGCCTTTTATCTCACATTCTATTAGGAAATGATATCTTTCATCATCAAAATATTTACGGATAGATTTAGCGACTGTTGCAGGGATGTATCCTACATGATTATCAAAAATCAAAACTTTTATAGCATTGGGATCATATTTATTATCCGTTTCTGGAATGAGTTCAATATTAAAAATATCTAAATCTCGATACTTAAAAACTTTTAGACCGTATTCTTCAACTTCTTCCCTGATTTCCTTAGCTGATAAATCGCCATAGTATTTTGAATACTCTGGAATCCCGTTGTCTTCAGCAATCATATTGCAAGCTTCTTTTACTGCTTTTTTATATTTTGTCACTCCAGCGACTCTGAATAATATTTTTTCAACAGTCTTTTGCATATATTTCCCCTCTATATAAATATCTTCAATGCCATTTTTAATTTACTAATGCCAAGTATTCCTCTTTTACCATGATTTCATTTGTCACGGTTTTAAGATTGTAATAAGACATGAATTTGAGGTAATCAAACTCTGTAGGGTCGTCTAAGCTTTCTATCGCGTCTTTTACGAGATGATGGATCATATTCCTATCGGCTTCGTTTTCACAGCGTAGGCGAGCGTTCTGGTACTCTGAGCGTGTGTGGTCTTTGTGTCCGAGTTCATGCAGTAGTACCTTAACTCTCTCTTGTTTGCTGAGTTTACTCGACAAGAAAGCTGTATTGGTTTCTTTTTCGTAAAATCCAAGTTCATCAGGTATTAGTTCACCGTCAAAATCGACAATGCGAACCTGAAAATGACTTATAATTTCTTTTTCGGTCACTAAGCAGTACCTCTAATCACCAGCTTCTTTGAGATAACCTTCAATGATAGACTGGATGATTTTCTTCTTTTCATCTGTTAATTCACGACCACCGAACATCATGACGTTAGACGCCATTTCTTCTACATTCAGAGTCTTACCTTTCCATATGTACTCTTTGGAATCTCCAGCAATAGCAGGGTTATCAGTACGACCAAGCAAATAGTCAGTGGACACGTTGAAGTAGTCGGCTATTTGTTGCAGCCGTTCAGCAGACGGTTGATTTCTTTTCAACCCATACAAAGAATTCTTTCCTAGCTTTAGCTTATCTTCTAAAGTATTTAGCGAAATCCCTTGTTTTTCACATAAATCTTTTACGATTTCAAAAGTAGAAAACATTGATTTATCAGCCTTTCTAAGACATGACAAAAAATATTTTACAAAATACACGAAAATCAGTTGACATTATTTCGCGTTTACGCTAAAATAGTTTTTGTAAGTTAATGAGTTAGTAAAAAACGAAGTTAAAACTTATCTAAAAATAAATAGCTTTGGCGAGCAAAATGAGTTGATAGATATAATGTTTTATCAAGGTTTTTAATTATGCTTTCATTTTAGCAGATACGCTAAAAACTGTCAAGCATTTTATAAAATAATTTACTAACTCTTTAACTTAACTAATTAAAAGGAGGAGGTCACATGAGCCAACAACATCGTAAGTGGAATAAGCTCGTAAAGGAGCGAATTGAAAAACGTGGATGGTCGCAGACGGACCTAGCTATTGTAGTTGGAGTTAGTCCATCAGCCATCACACAGCTTTTCAAAGATGGTAAAGGAAGTGATGATTTGAAGCTTCGTATTAACAAGAAGTTGCGAATCAACGAGTCATGGGAGAAATTTGAGGATTAGGAGGGGAAGATGGAAGACACTATTACAATTTCCAAAGCGGAACTCGAAACGATGATAGCTGAAGCTATTGCAAGAAATAGCTTGCCGAGAAAAAAGAAAGATTTTAGAGATGTTCATTTATCTGATAATGAAGTTGAAAAAGTAAATAAAAAATATCCACTAATTTCTGAAAGATTAAGTAGACGCTTCGCCTCGCAAATAACAGACGAACCATCAAGCGATGAACTTAGACTTGGAAGGATGAAACCTGACGATATTTACTCTAGAAAAAGATATAGTTTTGGACGTGATAACTATGCGCATCATAAGGTTTATCCTCAAGATATATCAGACCATCTTAGACGCATAAGTTTAGCAGTAATGGGTGTAAGCATACTCAAAGATTTAGATGATGATGAATTTGAATATTCCCTTGCAATCTATAACGAATTTAAAAACCTATTTCTCAAACTATATGATGAACGATTAAGTGCAGAAAATAAAATCTTAGATAACATGGAGTGATTTTATGAACGAAATTTTTAATTTTCACGGGCAGGAAGTCCGTACTTTGACAATTGATGACGAGCCGTGGTTCGTTGGGAAAGATGTTGCAGACATCCTAGGATATAGCAAGGCTAGAAATGCGATTGCTCTTCATGTTGATGAAGATGACGCCCTAAAACAGGGCCTCACAGATAATTTAGGAAGGGTTCAAGAAACTATCATCATCAATGAATCTGGGCTCTACTCTCTCATCTTATCCAGCAAGTTGCCCCAGGCCAAGGAATTCAAGCGCTGGGTAACATCAGAGGTCTTGCCAGCTATTAGAAAACAAGGCGGATTTATCCGAGAGGACTTGGATGAAGATGCTTTCATCGCTCTGTTTACTGGCCAGAAGAAGTTGCGTGAACAGCAGGCGACCATGTTGGAAGATATTGACTACCTCAAGAGTGAGCAACCGATTCATCCTAGCTATGCTCAATCATTACTGAAGAAGCGCAAAGCTCGTGTCGTGGCTTGCTTAGGTGGTATTGATAGTCCAGCTTATGCGGATAAGACTTTCGCTCAGTCAGTCTTTAGACAAGCTGAGATTGATTTCAAAGACCACTTCAACATTAGTCGCTATGATTTGCTACCGAAAAAGTTTGCAGATGCAGCCTTGGCCTACTGGATGACGTGGGAGCCAAGCACAAACACTAAGATGAAAATCATGAAATTAAACTCATTTGATGACGTCTAGAAAGGGGAAGAAGATGGACAATGTTCTACTTTCACTGTCTGAATGGATTAAATCTATTATCAAGGACACAATCACAAGGCTAGTCGAAATAGAAAAAGATAGTGATCACTATCCAGAGTTGATGGATGTGAACACTACCTGCGAATTTCTAGGAATTAAGTATGCCACCTTTTCAGATAATTATCGTTACTTAAAGGGATTTCCAAAGGAATTACCTGGTAAGAAATGGTCAAAAAGAGCCATCAAAGAATGGCTCTCTAATCAAATATAATAACTTTACTAAAAGGCTTCTGGACAAGGTCTTAGCAAAATTATTTGACTATATTATAGCACAAAAAGAGGATAAAAAACATGAACAATTTACAAATTATCGCAGTAGGCACAGTAGTATCAGTGGTATTGATTGAATCACTGATGATGAATATCAAGCTAAAAATGGCAATGAGACAGAAAAAGAAGATTCAATTTCAAGTGCCACAAGTTGAAAAAGGGTTTATCGACTTTAAAACTGGCCGACGTGTGGACATTGATCCCGTGACACGAAAAGAAACATTTGTGAATTAAAACGGAGGGGAGTAATGTCTGAAATCAAATGGATTAAGATTACGACGGACATTTTTGACGATGAAAAAATACGTCTTATTGATGCACTACCAGACCATGATGCCATTTTAGTTATATGGTTTAAAATCCTAGCTCTCGCTGGCAAACATAATCGCAACGGACTTTTGATGATGTCAGATAAGGTTCATTACACTGATGAAATGCTTGCTACAATTTTTCAAAGGCCTCTAAATACTGTCAGAATGGCCCTGGGAGTCTTTGAGCAATTTGGGATGATTGAGATTATTGACGGTGTCATTACTTTGCCAAATTGGGAAAAACATCAAAATATTGATGGCATGGAAAAAATCAAGGAACAAACACGGAATCGTGTGGCAAGACACCGAGAGAAGCAGAAAAATCTTGCTCTTGGTAACGTTACATGTAACGTTACAGTAACGGACGGTAACGCACTAGAAGAAGAAGGAGAAGGAGATAAGACTAAGAATAGATTAGATAAAGATAAGAGTATAACTACTACTAGTAGTAACGAAAATATTCTTGAATTATTCCAATCTGAGTTCCGTAGATTGCTATCAGGTTTTGAGATTGAGGAAATCAATCATCTTTTGAACGAAAATGATGTCGATTTAGTAAAAGAAGCATTGAAGATAGCTATTAATTTAGGTAAGCCTAACATCAAGTACATTGGTGGAATTTTAAGAAATTGGCAGCTGAATCAGGTTACAACAGTTGAACAGGTTCAACAATCTCAAAAACAACATCAAGAAAAAAAATCAGGCAAGGAGGCGACAGACGAATGGGGATTTTAGAACTTATCGAGCAATTTGAAGATGACTTTTATCCGATAAGCGAGGAAAAGAAGTCACTGCTTGCAAAACAATCTCTTTCTACTGCCACTGCTTGCTTGTCAGATATGGCCAGCTGGCAGGCTTGCGGAGGTAAGGTATCATGGTAACTGATGCAATCGAGGAGATGGCCTTATCTTATCATAGAAATACTGAACAACAGGCTGAAATTTGCGAAAAGCATGGGATTCCCTTGATCAAAATCCTTCGGACAAATGATGTCCTTTGTCGCTTATGTGAATCGGAACGGATCCATGCAGAGAATCAAATAAAGGTCAATGAGTTGGCTGATGCTGAACATGAGCGAGAACGTAAGTTCTATCTTGAGAGATTCTCTCTCTATGATGATGTACTGAAAAATGCTACTCTTGATAACTTTGACACACCTACTGAAAAAGAGGCTGAAAAGTTGAAGTTTGCCCAAAAAATTTGTAGAGAGTGGGCAGGTGGAGCGAGAAACAATGTTGTTTTTCAAGGCGAAGCTGGAACGGGTAAAAGCCATCTTGCTTTTGCCATGATGAAAGCTTTATCAGAAGTTACAAAAGAAATTGCTATCTTTATCAATGTCACTGACTTACTGATGAAAATCAAGGCGGACTTTAGTCAGGAAGAGTTCCTGGTCAATAAAATCGCTAGTGCAAAGTTTTTTGTCTTGGATGATCTTGGTATGGAGAAGGACAGTGAGTGGTCCTTCAGTATTCTTTACAACATTCTCAACAAAAGGGCCAATACGGTTATCACGACTAATCTGACTGCACAAGAAATTCAGAAACGCTACGGTCGGCCGTTTATGAGTCGGTTGATGAAGGGTGTAGACAATGATCATCTGATGGTATTTAATGACTTGAAAAATAAAAGGAAAGATTATTTTTAGAGAGGTGAGACACCTTGTTATTAAAACTCTATTTCATCTACAATGGGCACTGCAAGTTTTTCCTTGGGAGTTTTAACAATGTGGATGAACTTATCGAACGGATGAAAGACCATCAATGGGCTTTCTCAGGCATTACCAGACCAAGATTTAAAAAATATATCGGAAAAGACGATGTACGTTTTGATTATGGTGCGGTAGATTGCTATTACTTAGCGACAAAATCAACGTGCCGAGAACCACGTTAAAAGCGAGCTAGAATATGCGTCAATCGGTCGTGTGACCTTGGACGAGCGACTGCCCGTATTTAGCCAAACTCACACACAGAGGCAGTCGTATTTTTTGGAAAATAATATGAATGACATTAAAGAAAAAGCTCTGGCTAAGTTGCTGGAGGAATTAAATCAACCACATGATACTGCACTTGACCGTGTTCATAACTGGATATGCGATCAGGAGGATGAGGAATTATTTAAAGGAATCTTAAAAGAGCGATATTCTCTGAAGTGTGCTTTAAGCCATGCTAAAGAAAAAGCTCGTAAATTTGCTGAAAACGGAGTCGCTTGTATCGATGATGCTACTGTCTTCAGATGGGTTCGAGAATATTTTATCTCAAATTCACAAGTATCTAACATCAAGCAGGTGCCTGTTGAGCCCGTCAAGAAGAAAAAGGAAGACAAATCTCAGGGTTCTCCTGAAGAAAAGGTTGATGTCGCCAAAATTAGGAAAGGCGTTGGTCCAGATGATGATGTCATCATGAAACCTAAAATTAAAAAAGAGAAAGGAGTAGTCGAAAAGCAAATGAGCATTTTCGATTTCTTGGATGAATGAAACATGAACAATGCAAGCGAGAAGCCGATAGACGATTGAAACCACCTGCAAACTTCTGGAGCTGGTGCTATTCGCAAATCACAACGTACAAATGGACCAATAAGGACAAGACCATAATCGCTTCAGATTTGAACCTTGGTCATTGTATCGAGAAACGACTGACAAAGTCATCACGGCTTACTTTTTATGACAAGACCTACTTTTTCTCTATCATTCTCAGCACCTCGAAACGCATCGAAATCCAATCTTATGAATTTAGCTCGAAGCTGGTCGAAGGGAAACAATTTATTGATTGGCATTTTACGAATTTAGAGCGATTTGAAAATGACAAACATGTGAAGATTGGCCAAGATTACAACGGACAATTTTATCCGTATCTTTTCGCTAATTTCTTTAGCGGAGGTTATTATACAGGAAATGTTTTTTATCCAAACAATTGGGAAAAGAGACTTCAAAAAGTATCCGAACTCAAATATTTGAAATTCGACAATATCTATTTTTGGGAAATTGAACGACTTTACAAATATAAGTTTGAAATCGAGTTCGCTCAGAAGATTCATGCTTATAGGTTGGCCAACGAAATCATGTTTCCAAATTATAGAATTGGATTTACAAGAACCGTAGATATGCGAACCTTGAACCGTAGATGGCTTCAGAAGAATAAACAATTTTTCAAAAATTCAAATCGCAGCTTTAACGAATTTGAGTTGAGCCGTCGATTAAAAGAACGGAATGGCCAGCTAGTACCTGGCATTGAATCTTATCTGACTTACCATGACATCAAGCATATACCGAAAGGTGTAGGGATCAATAAGTTTCAGAATTGGGTTATCAAGAATCATATTGACTTCAATGAATATCTTGACTATCTCACAATGCTACGAGAAATGGGCATTGAGCCTGAAGGTGATGCAATGCTCGTGCCAAAAGATTTTACGGCCATGCACAATCACATAGTCGGATTATACAATCAATTTGTTGAAGAAAGACGCAAACTGGAAGATAAAAAGAAACGCAAGCAACTTGAAGCTGAGTTTAAACTTAAAAAAGGAATGGATAGGACCATCCACGGTTACGCATTCCATGTTCCTATAAAAGTGGCCGAACTGATCTACGAAGGGAAGAAATTACATCACTGTGTAAGCTCATACACAGATAAGCACTTCAAAGGGGACACCTTGATAGTGTTTGTCCGTTTATCAAATCAACCAAAAACACCTCTTTACACACTTGAGGTAAAGCAGGGTAAGATAGTCCAGTTTCGTGGAAAGTATAACGAAGATGTACCAGCTGAAGTCTGGGACATAGCCAAGGAATGGATGAAACAAACGAAATTAGTACAAAAATCAGCGTAGGAGGTGTGAGGGATGAAAAGGAAAAATTATATTATTTTTATCAGGCACTTGCGAAAAATAAACGGGCCTATTGAGTTTTACGAGTATATTGCTGATTCAAAATTTGGAAGAGTAGCAATTTATTCGTCTCTACTTGTGTGTGCGCCATTTATTGCCTTATTATTTCCAATTGCTTACATAGAACATTGTTTTTATAAAAACAATTTTATTAGAGAGTGTATAAAAAACAAGTGGTGCTCAAGAGAACATCTTGAAGACGTTGTTGATATTAGAAAAGTTGAAAGCGAGGAGTTTGAGAATGAACATTCAGGGACTAATTGAACGCTATGAAAAGTTTAAAGCTAGCAAGAAAAAAATGACCTCGGTTGATTTGGTTTTGAAAGACTTACGGTCTTTAGACGAACCAGAACCGTTGCCGTTCAAGTTAAAAGATGTCGTTCGTCGAATCAGAGGGTTTGATCCAACAACTCAAACCAGATGGCTTAATGACATTCTTAAAGAATTAGGGGATGACTACGGTTCGATGAAATATCGCAGTGGTTACGAACAAGGTAAACTTGAGGGAGCATGGGTTGGTAATCAATTGAAAGATGCTGATAAGATTCGGCAAGAATTGAATAAACCAGTGATCCCGAAGTTTGTGGCGGATTTTATTGCAGAACAGAAAAAACTGGGGCATACACTGTCTTACTCAATAGACTCAAGTATGTCTGACAGAGTTGCAGAATGGTATTGGGACAATTCCGAACTCTTCGCACTCGCTTGGATTTTCGGCTACGAGGTCGAAAAAGAAAAGCGGTATTTGGTGAAGTTAAAAGGTCTTTGTCGAAATCATGAAACTTTGAACCGTGAGAAACATTCAAACAAATGGCTTTTCTCAGACCGGGAAGAAAACTCACTTTATGGCACACACCACACCCGAAAAGAATTAGAAGATGCTGGTTTTAGTGAAGTGTTTAATAGTCCATTGTTTGAAGTTGAGGAGGTGGAGTGATGATACAAACCATTGACCAAGCAATAAAAACTGAAAACAAACGCATAAAAATCCCTGCGAAAATCAGACCGTTCGATGTAGGTTATCGAATAGTGAATGAATATGGTCAAGCACTTGCTTTAAGAAATGGAGCAATTATATTCGATTTACCTTCCATAGCGGTAAAAGCGATAAAGAAAGAGTTTGGGAAAAATGATCCAGACTTTGATATCGAAAAACATTTTGTCGAAGAGGTCGCTATTGTCAATTTAAGTAAATTTCATAGTTATTTTGAGGAGGTGGAGTGATGGAACGACCTGAACGATACCCATCTGGATACTTCATTCCTGAACTTATTGAAGATGAAGATATTATCTTTAACAAAGATAGCGAATATCACAAGCAGAAGAAAAAAGAAAAGAAAAATCCCATTTTTAAAAGAAATAAGTCCAAAAATAGATGGGTGCTTTAAGGAGGTCATAGAATGAGCCTTACGCTAAATAGCACAATTGGAGACTTAGTTTTGGCAATCGGAAAAATTATCGTTGAGTCTGACGGTAAAACCAATACAGCGATGCTAGAGATACCCGATCAAGACTTTTACTTAGAAATTGCCGTAAAATTAAAGAAGGAGGCAACCGAATGAAACGTTTTATCGCAATCTGGATTTTATTGTCTGCTGGATTGAATATTTGGCAGAGTATCCACATTAAAAAGTTAGAAGCAAAGCGCCCGATGGTTATCTATCGAGCCGATAATCAAGGCGCAGAAATCAAAGGCAGAGTCTTACAAAAGGAGAAGATTGGCGACATGTACACTATCACAGTGCAAAATTACGGAATATTCGTAGTTACTCAAACAAACTATGAATCTCTTAAAATAGGAGATGAGGTAAGATTGTAATGACAAAGTACAAGAAACCAACTTACATCATCATTCAGGAAGCGATGGCAGAGCGTATTAGATTTCTGGAAGATGAACTGTATGAAAGGGCCTATAAGGATATTGAGAAGCTAGATGCTCAAAATGATTTCTTAAGAGGTCTTTGTAACAACCAGCTTGAAATCATCATGGATTATGAATGGAAGCAGATGCAAGAGCAGGCTAGATTCATAAAAGCTAATACTAGAAAGTGGAGAGCAAGATGCAGCTAAGACTGAAAGAACTTAGAGAGGACTTGTGTCTTTCTGTCGGTCAGATGGCGAAAGAGACAGGTGTTTCTCAAAACACAATTCATTTGTACGAACGGGGTGGATATCCGTCTATTAAGCAAATTGAAATGATTGCTAAAACCTATGATGTAAACCCTGCGTGGCTTGTTGGGTGGATAGATGATGAAATGATGCCTGGAGTCCAGGTCGTTGAAAAAGTGATCTATAAAGAAAGTCCAACAGCAAGATTACCAGATTATTTCAACAACAATAACGATGGTAATATTATCAAGTGGAAAGAGTCACGAAGATATCGAGGGGGTAGGAATTGAAGAAATTAAGCGACGAAGACCTCAAAACATTAGACAGAGAACTTTTCAAATTTCAAAACATTCAACGGACAATAGATTTGAGAAGGCTAGAATTAGAAACTCGAAATCCAGATGCTCAAAGTGGGCCTAGCGTAGGAATAAGCAAACCTACCGAAACCATCGCAATAAAAATTGCAGATGATCCAACCTTAAAATTTCTCGAAGGGTTCAAAGCTATTATTAACAAACTCTTGATCAATCTAGTTGATGAAGATAAGGAAATCTTTAATTTGCGCTGGAGATATCCTCAACTGAGATGGGAAGAAATAGCAGAACAGAAATTCATGAGCAAAGCTACAATCTATCGACGTAGAAGGATTATCTTAGAACAGTACGCTATACTTAAAGGTGAGTTGTAAATAAGATTGAGACAAAAGACATCTTGAAGTCTCACGAAAAAAGGTCTATTATGATAGCATGAACTTCTGAAACAAAAACACACATCAAACTTGAGGAGTCATCCTTAATTCTAGTCAAAAAGTTGTCCAACAGAAGTATCGTCAAGAGTCAGCAAATGCTGGCTTTTTGTTTTGCAGAAAGGAGGTAGAACATGGAATTTGTATCACCGATAAAAGATAATGACGACATTCAGGCAATGAAAGATTATCTCAGAGAGTGGAATGAGATGTATTATATGCTATTCATTACAGGCCTGAATACTGGCTTGCGAGTCGGAGATATACTTACCTTAAAAGTTAAAGATGTTCAAGGTTGGCACATCAAACTGAGAGAACGGAAGACTGGCAAGCAGATAACAAGACGGATGACAAAAGAGCTCAAGAAAGAAATGAGGAGATATGTCGAGGACAAACCATTTCATCATTTCTTATTCAAGAGTAGGCAAGGAAAAAATAAAGCGATCACTCGTGAGCGAGCCTATCAAATTATTCATGAAGCTGCTGAAGAACTTGGCATTGATAATGTCGGAACACATACAATGCGGAAAACGTTTGGCTATAAATATTACAACAAGACAAAGGACGTAGGAACTTTACAGAAAATGTTCAATCACTCATCACCTGCGATTACCCTGAGATACATAGGGATAGAGCAAGCAGAGCTTGATGACGCACTACGGAACTTTGTCATTTAATTTTTTTAGATATTACTTTCACATAATGAGTTAAGCATAAACTGAAAAAATGAAACTCTTTAAAACCCATGCTTAGTAAGGGTTTGAGATTTAGAGTGAGTTTAACAAAATATAAGATATGTGAAGGTGAGAGGTAAAATTGGTATAGCATCAAGAGGTATGACTATGATAAAAATACTGAAAAGAATTTTGAATTTGATTTATAAAAAAATATCAAGCAAAGATAAAATCCAAATTTTAGGAAGCATTGCCGACGAAACTTTAAACCTTGAAGTGAGTGATATTGGAATTGAAGGGAGAATTGCGGTTAGTGAAATTCACCCAGAATCAATTAGATTTTATAAGCACATCAATGACAATAACAAAATCATTTCTATTTGCGAATACAAAAATAAAAAAGAATGAGACAAAAGGTATCTTGAAGTCTCACGAAAAAGAGTTTATTATGGTAGCATAGATTTCTTGTATGAGATGGGATAGGTCAAAGGCCTGTCCCTTTTGCATTGAGAAAGGAGGTTTGAGATGTATAACAAACCTATCAGACCATCCTTGAGATCTAAGAAGTGGGAGAAGTTCCGTGATAGGATAATGCGTAAGCATGATTATCTTTGTCAAGAAAGTTTGCGTTACGGAATTTCTGTTCAAGCAGAAATGGTTCACCATATCTTTCCTGTATCTGAATATCCTGAACTTGAATTCGTTGAATGGAATTGTTTGCCGTTGACGAATAAGAAACACAATACGTTTCATGATAGAGTGAACGATAGAGTAATCAACCAAGGCTTGTACTGGCAGAAAAAGAGAAAAAAAGAATTTTTAAATTTTTTCAAAAATGAAAAATGAAAAATTTTAGTCCCCCCCTCTTTTTGAAAAATCATTTTGGCCAGTAGGGTACCGGTGAAGGGAACTTTTTCCAAGTCGGGGGCCTTCAAACAAAAAGGGGGTAAAAACTAAGCGATTTTGACGAAAGGAGGTAGTTTTTGGCTAAACCAATTACAGCAAAGTCGATTAAGTCAAAAGTGGTCAAGCAGATGAAAGACTTGGGCACTTATCGTAAAGAGTTCGAAATGATCATTGATATTTTTGCAGGAATGCTCTATCAGTATCAGAAACTTGCTCAAGATTATGCTGACATGGGTTATCCAGTAACAGACACCTACGTCAATAAGGCTGGTGCTGAAAACGAACGTAAAGTTCCAATCTTGACAGCGATGGAAATTTTGAGGAAAGACATTCTCAGCTACTCTAATCAGTTGATGATGAACCCGAAATCACTCGGTGAGGTAGTAGAACAAGAAGGTGATTCAGTTCTTACTGAGGTCCTGAAGTTCAAGAACGAAATCAAGAAGAAGCGAGTGACGGGCAATGGGTAATCTTGGCAAAGCGAAAGAGTATGCTCAGCACGTCATATCTCACAGAGAGGAACATTGTGAGGAGAACATTCTTGCAGCTGAACGTTTCTTGCGTGATCTTGAAAATCCTGAGTTTGAAATGGATGAGGAAATCGTTGATTTTGTTGTTCACTTCATCGAGAATACGATAGTCCATCAGCAGGGTGATGATATGTTTGCGGTGTCTATCCGTAACAAGCCATTACTTTTGCAACCATGGCAACACTTTGTAGTTGTTAATCTATTTGGATTTTACTACAAAGGGTCAAACGAGCGCAGGTTCAAAGAAGCGCTTATCATGCTTGCTCGGAAGAATGGAAAGACTTCGTTTACTGCTGCAATCGCACTTGCTTATCAGATATTAGACACGGATAGCGGTTCAAAATGCTACATCGTGGCCAACTCGGTCAAGCAAGCTATGGAAGCCTTTGGATTCTTAAAATTCAATGTAGAGCGATGGAATGACAAGAACATTCGTATCAAGGATAACAACCAGGAGCACTCAATCACTGCTAATTTTGGTATCGAGGGTTCTTTCTTTATTCAGGCACTGGCCAACGATGAAAGCCGTTTGGACTCATTGAACGGTAACGTAATTATCCTAGACGAAGCTCACACGATGAGAAACAGCAAGAAGTACGGTCTTATGAAGAAAACAATGTCAGCATACCGAAACAGTATGCTTTTTGTTATCTCTACGGCTGGTGATATTCCTACTGGTTTCCTTGCTAACCGTCTGAAATATTGTCAAAAGGTTCTTAAACAATTGGTCAAGGATGATTCCTTGTTCATGTTTATCTGCAAAGCTGACCAGACGACTGATGGAGACGTGGGCGATTATCTGGACGAGAATGTTCTTAAAAAAGCCAATCCTTCGTGGGGTGTGACGGTATCGCTCAAGGCTCTGAGAGAAGAAGCTGAACAAGCTATGAATGATCCACAGACAAGAAATGAGTTTTTCAACAAGACTTTGAATGTATTCACAAACTCTATGAATGCTTACTTCAATCCTGATGAATTCATTGCTTCAGATAGTCAATACGATTGGACCCTAGAGGAGCTGGCACGTTTACCAATCCAATGGTACGGTGGTGCTGACTTGTCAAGATTGCACGACTTAACCGCTGCTGCTCTCTATGGTGTCTATCATGATGGTGAAAAAGATATTGATATCTGTATCACACACGCTTTCTTCCCTCGTGTCAACGCTCAGAAAAAGGCCAACGATGACGGGATTCCACTCTTTGGGTGGCAGTCTGATGGTTGGTTGACGATGAGCAACACTCCGACCGTCCTCTATGATGATATTGTCAAATGGTTCATCAAGATGAGGGAGAAAGGGTTCAAGATTGCTGCTGTCGGAATGGATAGGAAGTTTGGTCGTGAGTTCCTCACAAAAATGAAACAAGCTCGGTTCAAGATGATTGACCAACCTCAGCTTTTTTATCTGAAATCAGAGGGATTCAGACGGATTGAGTTCAAAGTTAAGAATAAAGAATTTTACTATCTTCATTCGGACGCTTATGAATACTGCGTGAGCAATGTTAGAGCAATTGAAAAGGTGGACGATGCGGTGCAATATGAGAAATTAGACGGTGACGGTGGTACTGCAAGAATTGACTTGTTCGATGCCAGCGTTTTTGCTTGTATTCAGGCTCTTGCTAACCTTGGCAAGAATCAGAATGTCATGAGCTTCTTTGATTAGGTGGGATATGAAAGATATTTTTTTACCACTGGATAAGCCTTTCCAGCTAGAGCTATCAATATTAGATCCTAAAGTTAATCCAGAACATTGTAGAATTGGACAGACTGAGAAAGAGATAATCGTTAATAGAAAGGAGGTGAGGAAATATGGGGCTTTTAGATAGATTTTTGAAACGTGGTAAGAGTCGAAACGGAACGAATGTTATCACTCATTCAGATTTTGGGCTTTATATTGACGGTGATAGCTATGTGCCTTTGGCTCGAAATCCTGATGTGATTGCTGCGGTCAATAAGATTGCTGACATGGTATCAAATATGACCATTCATTTGATGGAGAATACCGACAAAGGCGATATCCGAATAAAAGACGGACTGGCTCGAAAGATTGATGTAAACCCATGCGACAATATGACTCGTAAAACTTGGATTTTCAAGATTGTGCGTGACCTATTGCTATTCGGTGACGGAAACTCAGTTATTCATGTTGAGTATGATCCTGTGAATGATTATATTTTGAACCTGAGACCATTCTCTATGAGTGAAGTTTCTTTCAAAAGTGATGATGTTGGTTATATCGTGAATTATCGTGGTATCGACTACAACCCAAGCGAAATCGTGCACTTTGTAATCAACCCAGATCCAGATAATCCATTTATAGGGACTGGCTACAGGCTTGCTCTGAGGGATATTGTTAGGAATTTAAACCTTGCTACTCAAATCAAAAAAGGATTTATGAATGGAAAGAACGTTCCTAGCCTGATTGTTAAGGTTGATTCTTCGAATGGAGAGTTGGGCACGCAAGAGGGGCGAGACAAGGTCGCCAAGAAATACTTAACAACAAGTCAGGCAGGTGAGCCGTGGATTATTCCTGATGCTTTGTTGAGTGTCGAACAGGTCAAGCCATTAAGTTTAAAAGATATCGCTATCAATGAATCTGTTGAAATTGACAAAAAAACAGTTGCTGGACTTTTGGGAGTTCCAGCTTTTATTTTGGGAGTTGGAAAATTCGACAAGGTTGAATACAACAATTTTGTAAATACTACAGTCATGAGTATTGCTACAACAATCACACAGACTCTTACAAGAGATTTACTTATTTCAAGTAATCGTTACTTCAAGTTCAACCCACGATCGCTTTACTCTTATGACATTACAGAGCTATCTACTGTCGCAAGGCAGATGACTAGTAATGCCGCTATGCGTAGGAATGAGTGGCGTGATTGGGTTGGAATGACTCCTGATCCTGAAATGGATGAAATCATTGTTCTTGAAAACTATTTGCCACAAGGCGAGCTAGGCAATCAGAGCAAATTAAATAAGGAAGGAGGAAATACTGATGCAGAAACGTAAGGCTTATATGCCCACTCAATTTCAAACACGAGAAGAAGCAGACAGCGGTGATTTGATTTTGAGTGGGTACTTTATAAAGTTTGATGAAGTTACTGAATTATGGCCAGGCTACTTTGAGGTAATCAAGCGTGAGGGTGTTGAAAAAGCCATCAAAGGAGCTGACATCAGGGCATTATTCAACCATGATGATAGTTTGGTGCTTGGTCGGACTGGTAATGGAACGGTCATTTTGGGAGTTGATGAAATCGGACTTTACGGTGATATCATCATCAATAAGGATGACCCGCAAGCTGTTGGGGCCTATGCTCGTGTTCAGCGTGGCGATGTGATTGGATGTAGCTTTGGTTTCATCCCAATCAAAATCAATACGGAAGAGCAAGCAGATGGTTCGTACCTGGACACTATCTTAGAATTAGAAATCTTTGAAGTGAGTCCATGTACTTTCCCAGCCTATCCGCAAACGGAAATTGCTGCACGACAGAAAGACTTTGAAAGTCAACAGCGTGCCAATCGTGAAGCGCTGGACAAGCGCAAGAAAGAAATTAAGGAGAAATTTAACCTATGCACAAATCATTGATTTTAGGCGCTCGCATGCGCAACAAAGCAGAAAAAGTGGTAGAACTTGAAGAATCAATCAAAGAATTGAACAAGCGTTCTGAACTTGAAGCGAAGAAATTGGATCAAGCTGGAAATGATGAAGAAGTTTCAGCAGTTGAAAAGAACCTGGAAGATATTCAAAAAGAATTGGATGAAAAATTGGCAGAAAAAGAACAACTTGAAAAGGAAATCGAAGATTTGCAAAATCAAGTTGAAGAATTGAATCGCAAAGCCCCGACTTACCCAGGTCAAGAAAAACGTGGAGGACAGAAATTGGAAAAACGTGACGCAATTGCTAAATACATTCGTACTGGTCAAACTCGTGACATCGTAGGTTTGAAAACTACTGATTCAGGAAGCGCAGCTTTAATCCCTACTGAAGTTTTGCAACCTCATTTTGTTAACAAAACACGTAATCCACTTTTGGATCTTGTGGAACGTGTGAAAGTTAACAGTGGATCTGGTAAATATCCAGTTATCAAGAAAACAGATGGTGTAATGGTTTCAACAGATGAATTGAAATCAAATCCAGAACTCGGAAAACCAGCAATCAGTGAGATTGATTATTCAATCAAGACTTACCGTGGATATGTCCCTGTGTCACAAGAAATGATTGACGACGCAGACTATGACATCATGTCCATTGTTGAAGACGAAGTATTCAATCAAGGTGAAAACACTGAATTGTCATTAGTTACAGCTGTCCTCAAAACAGCTACCCAAGCAGATGCGGCTGGATTTGATGGTATTAAAGATATCTACAACAAGAAGCTTAAATCAATTTACAAAGCAAGCATCGTTGTAACTAAGTCAATGTTTGCTGCACTAGACAAGGTGAAGGACAAAGATGGACGCTACATGCTTCAAACTGATGTAGCTTCACCTACTGGATATTCATTTGGTGGTAAAACAATCTACAAAGTAGATGACACAGTGTTTGGAAATGAAGGGGACATGAAATTCTTCATCGGTGATGTCACTGAGTTCGTCAAAGAGTTTGACCGTGCTCAAGTATCCGTTAAATGGGTGAACAATGACATTTACGGACAATTGCTTGGGCTTTTTATCCGTTTGGATATTAAGAAAGTAGATGAAGAAGCTGGATTCTTCGGAACTTACACTGATGTTGTAGCTTAAGGAGGTGGCGTATGAGCTATAAAGTAATCCGTCCTTTCAAGGACTTGGCTGATCCTGAAAAACATGACTATGCTGTTGGCGATATCTTTCCTCGTGAAGGATATGAGCCAACAGATAGCTTTACCAATGGCCTTTTGACTGGTTCTAACACTGCTGGCTCTATCTTCCTTGAGGTTTTGGGAGATGATGAGCCTAAGAAACCAGCTCCTGAAACAAAAGAAGTTAAGGAGGAGCCCGCAGTTGAGCAGGAAGAAACAGTTGAGGAAACTGCTGAAGAAACTGCTGAAGAGCCTGCTAAGGAAGTTGAGGAGTAAGCATGGATGAAGGTCAGCTTTTAGAATTGCTGAAGCTTAAGCTGGGTATTTCAACCCGCTTGAGAGACAAGCCGTTAGAAAAAATCATTTCAAGTGTCATCACTGAATTGACCGATAACCTTGGTATCGAGCTTGTTGGTGAGCGTGCTGACCATGAAATGTTTATCGTTGACTATGCTGCTTATCGCTATGAAGGTGGGGTGGACATGCCACGTCACCTTCAATGGCGACTGCATAATTTACAGATAGCATCAAAGAAAGAGGTCAAGAATGTGGAATCATGAAATCAAATTGATCTCTAAAAAAGTCACAGGTAAGGACAAGTTACTACAACCAATCTCTGAAGATGTTGAAGTTACTCTGTTGTGTCGTAAAAAGAATGTTACTCGCTCTGAATTTTATCAAGCAAACCAGGCAGGTCTAAAACCGAGCTTGGTCGTTGAGATTCGAAATTTTGAGTATGAGAATCAGGAGTTTGCGAAATTTGAAGGCAAGCAATATCGTATCTTGAAAACCTATCCTATCGATTCTGAAATTTTAGAGTTGACTTTGACAGAGGTCTTGAAATGAGTAATGACCTTGCTGATTTGATAGCGAAAGAGCTTGCAGCTTACTCTGATGAGGTTACTGAAGAAGTGGATAAGATTGCAGAGCAAGTGGCTGATGAGACTGTGGATGAGTTGAAAGAGACAAGTCCGAAACGGTACGGAAAGTATCGTAGAAGTTGGAAAAAGAAGAAGTTGGCAAATGGCTCTTTTGTCGTTTTCAACGCAGTTGCAAGTCTTACTCACATACTTGAGAATGGGCACCTTTCAAGAAATGGTGGTCGTGTCGCTGGTATCGTCCACATCAAGCCAGCTGAAGAAAAAGCAATTCAGAACTTTGAGAAGCGTATCAAGGAGATTGGGAAATGAAGCTATCAGACTTTGCTGCTATTTTGGAACAGGTAAACCTACCTGTCACCTATCGAGCGTTTAAAACTGGGAGCGCTCCTGACCTACCTTACCTGGTCTATTATGAATCTAGTCCAGTCATCAATGGAGCTGACAACACGGTTAATCATCAGATTAAGAGCGTGACAGTCGAGCTGGCTTTTGAGAATAAGGATGAAGATTTGGAAGAACGTCTGGAAGAGCTGTGGACAACCCACGAGCTCTTTTTCGATGTCCAAGAAGAAACATTTATCGAGACTGAAAGACTCTATGTCAAGTCTTATACGGTCTATCTATATTAAGGAGGAATGACATGACTCAAGAAAATAAAGTAACCTTTGGTTTAGAAAACGTACATATCGCACCTATCAAAACACTTGCAGCAGATGGAGTTATTACTTACGGTGATGTTTTTCGTTTTCCTGGAGCAATGGAGCTGACACTTGACACTAAAGGGGAAACAACTCCTATCAAGGCAGACAACAAGGATTACCATTTCATGAATTCAAATGAAGGATATGAAGGTAAACTTAAAATTCCGCACATCATCGATGAATTTGCAACAAAAATTCTCGGTGAAATCAAGGATCCTCAGACGGGTGTTATGACTGAAAAAGCAGATGCGAGCTTGACAGAGTTTGCAATGATGTTCCAGTTTGAAGGCGACAAAAACAAGACTCGCTATGTGATGTACTACTGTTTTGCCAGTCGCCCATCTCTTGGCTCAAAAACTAAGAACGGGACATCAACCAACGAACGTGAACTTAGTTTCAAAGCTAGCCCGCGTCCATTGGATACAGTTGTTAAACGTTCAATCACATCAGCTGATGACAAGGATGCGTATGACAACTGGTTCAAGAAAGTGTATGAACCTACTGCCGTTGCAGCTTAAGGAGAAAATCTATGCGTAAAATCGTTTTGGTTGGTGATCAGGAGTATGAGTTGGGCACTAATGGCTATACTCCTATCGCCTACAAGCAACAATTTGGGAAAGATTACTTTCAAGATTTGTTCTCGATGTTGAAAAATCAATCATTCATGAATGAATTGAACAAGCTGGAAACCGACAAGGAATTGACAGCGACTAATATTGATATTTCGATGTTGTCAGATTTTGACATGACCTTTTTCAACCGTCTTTTTTGGACCTTTGCTAAATCTGCAAATCCTCAAATCAAGCCTTATGAACAATTCTTCATGGAAATGGAAATCTTCCCGATTCAGGAAGTTGGACCTGTGCTGATGGAAATGCTGAATGCGAGCATGACGACAAAAAAGCACCAGATGAATCAGAATCAGCTAGCGAAGAAATCTTCACAGTAGAATCCTATTTGTCTTGCTGTAAAGAAACTGGTCTGTCTATCGATGATTTAAAGCACATTTCAATCGGAATGGCTCTGGATTATCAGACGGATTATGTAAATCTGCGGAGCGAGGACAAAGGTGGCGAACGGAAGGCAACGCAAGCTGATTTTGACAGTTTTTAAAGAAGAAATGAGTGCTGAGAGAGCGATTCTGAGGTCAAGTTCATTGTCCTAACTGCATTATCAGTCGTAGAAGTTCTCTCAGTGCTTTTCTATTTTTTATGAAAGGAGGAAATATGGCAGGAAATATCAAAGGTATCAAAATTGAAATTGATGGCGACACGCAGCCCTTACAAAAGGCCCTGAAAAATGTCAATAAGGCTGCTACTGATGCAAGTCAGGAGTTGAGACAGATTGACAAAGCATTGAAGTTTGATACAGGGAACTTAACGCTCCTGACTCAGAAGCAAGAAGTCTTGCAAAAGCAAGTTTCGACGACCAAGGAGAAACTAGAAACCTTGAGACAAGCTCAGTCTCAGGTGGAGCAGCAATTCAAAAATGGTGATATCGGTGCTGACCAGTACCGTGCTTTTCAACGTGAAGTAGAAGTTACTCAAAACGTCCTAAAAGGATATGAGGGTAAGCTTGCAAACGTGAACCAGGCGCTTATTGAGAATGGAAGTGCTACTCAGAACAACAAGAACCAATTAAAAGAGTTACAAAATGAGCAGAGTCAACTTGCTTCAGAGATGGTAAAGGTGACAAGCTCATTCAAACTGCAAGAAAGTCAGCTAGGCGCTAATGCTAGTGAAGCCGAGAGAAATGCTCTTGCCCAGAAAAAGATTGGTGCTCAGTCTGAGATTGTAAGTAAACAAATTTCTAATCTAGAACAGCAATTGGAAATTACCAAAAAAGAATTTGGTGAGAACTCCACACAAGCCAACAGGATGGAAGCTGAGCTAAATCAGGCTAAGACTGCTTTTAATCATCTCAATGATGAGATGAAGGGAACAAAGTCTGCTGCTGATGGCACTCAAGAAAGTTTAAGTGAAATCTCAAGAAATTTAAGGGCAGAACTACTTCAACAGTTTAGTGAGAAGTTGAGTGCTATTTCAGATAAACTTGTGGAAGTAGGGAAAGAAGCGTTAGAAGCTGCTGCTCAAATGCAAGCTAGTAATGCTCAATTTACTACTGTTTTCGGAGATATGGAAACTCAAGCAAGAGAAGCATTGAATGCTATTGGTCGGGAAATGGATATTGTCCCAGAGCGTTTACAAGGGTCATTTACTCAGATGGCTTCATTTGCTAAAACTTCAGGATTGAATACTTCCGAAGCTTTGGATCTAACTTCTCGTGCGACTAGGGCAGCAGCAGATGGTGCAGCCTTTTATGATAAGTCCATTGAGAGCGTGACAGAAAGCCTACAATCCTTTTTAAAAGGAAACTTTTCTAACGATGCGGCTCTTGGTATCTCTGCGACAGAGACAACTAGGAATGCCGCTGCAAATAAATTGTACGGAAAGTCATTCAAGGACTTGAGCGAAGCGCAGAAGCAATTGACCTTGCTTCAGATGGTTGAAGACGGGAATAAACTTTCAGGAGCACTTGGACAGGCTGCAAGAGAATCAGACGGCTTAGAAAATGTGATGGGGAATCTGAAACAAGCCGGAACCAATGCATTATCTGCTATAGGTCAGCCACTTTTAGAAATGATGATTCCAGTGTTTCAAACATTGGCAAGCATTGTGAAGGGTGTGGCTGAGCTGTTCAGTTCGTTACCTGATCCAGTAAAAGATTTCATTGTCATCTTAGGTGTGGTTTTGACAATTGTAGGAGCCTTAGCCCCCATATTCTTAACCTTGCAAGCTGTGTTTATGTCTTCATTTGGCGCAATGATTGCAGCAGCATTACCAATCATTGGAATTATTTCAGGAGTTGTAGTGGCCATAGCAGCGATTGTTGCTATTGTGAAATATCTCTGGGAAACTAACGAAGGTTTTCGAGATGTGGTCACGACTGTCTGGCATGCAATTCTTGAGGTCATCAATACAGTCGTATCAGAGATTTCTAATTTTGTCATGAGTATCTTTGGAACGGTTGTTGCTTGGTGGACGGAGAACCAGGAACTTATTCGAGCAAGTGCTGAGACTGTCTGGAATGCAATTTATACGGTCATCAGTACAATACTGGATATACTTGGCCCCTTGCTCCAAGCTGGCTGGGACAATATTCAACTTGTCATTACAACAGCTTGGGAAATCATCAAGACCGTTGTTGAGACCGCAATCAATGTTGTCCTTGGTATCATACAAGCAGTTATGCAGATCATCACTGGTGATTGGTCAGGTGCTTGGGAAACCATCAAGGGAGTGTTTTCTACTGTATGGCAAGCTATTCAAAGTATTGTTCAGACTATTTTCTCAGCCATCCAGAGCTACATTTCAAATACTCTCAACGGCATTTCAGGAACTGTATCAAATATTTGGAACGGCATCAAGGACACCGTCTCAAATGTGTTAAATGCTATATCTGGAACTGTATCAAGTGTTTGGGAAGGTATCAAGAGTACCATTTCAGGTGCGATAAATGGTGCAAAAAATGCTGTATCTTCAGCTATTGAAGCTATCAAAGGATTGTTTAACTTCAACATTAGCTGGCCACACATTCCACTACCTCACTTTCATGTGAGTGGTTCGGCCAATCCATTAGATTGGTTGAGTCAAGGTGTTCCAAGTATTGGAATCGAATGGTATGCCAAAGGCGGTATCATGACGAAACCGACCATTTTTGGAATGAATGGCAATAGTCTTATGGTTGGTGGTGAAGCTGGTAACGAAGCAGTTTTGCCACTTAACGACAAAACGCTTGGTGCTATCGGTCGGGGCATTGCTCAGACTATGGGTGATAGTTCACCGACAATAAATATCACTATAACTGGTAATACTGTCAGAGAAGAAGCTGACATCAGTCGAATTGCTGATGAGGTGGCTCAGCGTATTGCTGACGAATTACAACGTAGGACACAATTGAGAGGAGGGTTTGCATGATAAAGCATAATGAGCTTGTGATTGACGGTGTGAGGACATCGTCTTTTCCATTTAAGGTCATTGTTCATGACTCTCCTTCAATCGCTCTAGGAGAGAGCAAGACAGCTCTCTTGGAGCATGGTGGTATAAGTGGGGCAATTGTTCAGACAAACAAGCACAGGGAACCGGTCAAGAAACCTTATACGATTTACTTAGTCAAACCGACTGAGGAGCAGATGAACCAGTTTATGAGTCTATTTATCCGTGAGAAGTTCTGGTTAGAGAGTGAGCGAGTCAAAACAACTCGACTCTGGTGTTATAAGGTCAATGTGACCGACCTTGAAGAAGTACAACCTGGTCTTTACATGACCAAGGCGACCTTCACTTGTCACCCTACCAAATACTTCAAAGACACTGATACTCAGCGATTGACAGGAAGTGGGACTTTGACAGTTCAAGGTTCTGCTCTTGCCTTTCCTAAAATTACAATCGTTGGCCAGAGCGCTGTTGAGACTTCATTTACAATCGCTGGTCAGGTCATTCGTCTTGAAAAGCTCTCAGAATCGCTTGTGATGGTCAATAATCCTGACAATCCTAGCTTTAAAACGACAACAGGGAAGCCAGTGAAATGGTCAGGGGATTTTATCACAGTTGATCCAGCGAAACTTAGGAATGTTGGGGTTGTTTTGGGCCCAGGTATTCAGTCGCTTGAAATTGAGACAGTTTGGGGGTGGGCATAATTGCTTTATCTACTTAACAAAGATGTGAGAACCGTTCGATGGAACGGAGAGCCACTTCATGAAGCAACTTCGGCGATTGTGAAAGAAACCATGAATGGGGATTTCACCCTAACTGTGAAATATCCTATTTCTGACTCTGGTATTTATCAGCTTATCCAAGAGGATATGCTGATAAAAGCTCCGACTCCAGTTTTAGGAGCGCAGTTATTTCGTATCAAGAAACCTGTTGAGCACAATGACCATCTGGAAATCACAGCCTATCACATTTCAGACGATGTGATGCAACGATCTATCACACCGATGAGTGTGACTAGTCAGAGCTGTGGCATGGCTCTTTCTCGCATGGTACAAAATACCAAAACAGCTTTGGGCGATTTTTCTTTCAATAGCGATATCCAGGATCGTAGGACCTTCAATACGACTGAGACAGAAACTCTGTACTCTGTATTACTGGATGGCAAGCATAGTATCGTCGGAACGTGGGAAGGCGAGCTGGTTCGTGATAACTTTGCGATCACTATCAAGAAGAGTCGTGGTGAGAATCGTGGTGTTGTTATTACAACGCACAAAAATCTGAAGGACTACCAACGCACAAGAAACAGTCAGAATGTTGTCACAAGAATCCATGTCAAATCAACATTTAAGCCTGAAGGCGCTGAAAAGGAAACGACTATCAGAGTGAATGTAGATAGTCCTCTTATTAACTCTTATCCTTACATCAATGAAAAAGAGTATGAGAACAACAACGCAAAATCTGTTGAAGAGTTACAGAAATGGGCACAGGCTAAGTTCTCAAATGAGGGCATTGACAAGGTCTCTGACGCTATCAAGATTGAAGCTTATGAACTTGATGGTCAAGTGGTCCACATGGGTGATACAGTCAACCTCAAGAGCTGGAAACACAATGTCGATTCATTCAAGAAAGCAGTTGCTTATGAGTTCGATGCCTTGAAAGAAGAGTACATCTCTCTTACTTTTGATGACAAGGCAGGAGTTGGTGGTTCTAGGGTTTCTGGCGGCTTATCTAGCGCAGCTGATGCCATCATTGGTGTGACAGGAACCGCACAAGAAATCGCCCTTGAAAAGGCTCTTCAAAATGCTGACTTAGACTTTGATCATAAGGCTGGATTGCTTAGACAGGAAATTTCTGACGGTATTGAACTGGCCAGAGCAAGAGCTGAAGAAGTTAAAAGAGAAATCTCTGATACTATCAATCAGCGCTTTGACAGTTTCGACAATGGGCCTTTACAAGAAGCCAAGCGTAGAGCTGAAGAAGCGTTGAGAAATGCTGGTGCAAGCAGCTTGCTTGCTCAGGAAGCTAAACGGATTGGTCTAGATTCGACTGCAAAACTTGAAGAGTTTAAGAGACAGGCTACGAGCGCACAGACGGCTCTATCGGGTGATTTGGATGCTCTGAAGAGAACAGTAACAAGCGAGGTCAATCAAGCTTCAGAATATCGCATAACGACCACGGAGGCCCTTAGTCGAATGACTGGCCAGATGAATGGATTTGCGACGAAATCGGAAGTCAGACAAGATGTGGCTGGTCTGACTGAGACATTTGCTAAGCTTAAAACGGATACGAATAATTTGATTTCTGGAGCTAAAAGTGAAATCACTTTAGCAAAAACAGAATTCAAGAAAACAGCTGATGGATTATCTGCTAAAATGTCAGCAGTCGAGAGCTATGTTGGTCAAGATGGTCAGCGACAAGAAGCATTGAGAAGATACACTCGAGAAGAGAGCGCACGACAAGCGACAGCAGTCCGTGATCTGGTCACAAGGGACTATGTTGGGAAATCGACTTATCAAGAAGACGTGAGAGGTCTTGAACGTCGATTTAGTGCAATAAGCACGCAGACGAACAACGATATCGCTTCCAAGATTGCTCAATATAAGCAGACGGTAGATGGTCAATTTGCAAGTATCACATCTCAGATTGCTGGCAAGGCTAATCAAGTCGATTTTCAGCAAGTCCGAGAGACCAGTCAACTCTATGAGCGTATTTTGGGTAATACTGAAAATGGTATTGCTGATAAAGTCGCTCGAATGGCTATGACCAGTCAGCTATTTCAGGTTGAGGTGGCTAAGAATGTTGGAAGCGACAATAATTTAATCGTCCGTTCGAAGTCGATGGACAGGCATACGCTTGTTAATGAAGGCAATACTAAGAGAGTATTTGTGAACAATGGTATATTTACCATTCGATGCACCGGTAATTCAGGCTATACATTCACAGGCTTCACGCTACCACTTTACATCGATAGAATGAGCAGAAGTGAGACCTATACTCTTAATTTTAAGTATCGCATTATGGGACGATTAGACCATAATTTTGTGGTTGTTGCTAAGAATCACCAAGCGAACGAAGGAATTTTTTCTTCAGATGTAGCCACAAGTTCAACTGCAGTTTCAAGCAATTGGCAAGAGTTTAACTCAACATACACTATTAACAGAGATTTTGAATTTGGAGATAGTAGACTTTATCCGCTTTATTTTTATTTAGCTCAAAATGGCTGGGTTGAAATCAAAGAGATTATGCTCGTTCGTGCTTCTCAAACGAACGGATATAAAGCCAGTCAACTAGATGACATGTCTGAAGCTGTTCGCACGGTTCAGAGTCAACTTGCTGGCTCATGGGCTGTTCAGAACATCAACAGTGCAGGTGCAATCATTTCACAAATCAATGCGACTAATAATCAAATTTTGATTGAAGCTGAGAAAATTCGATTGAAAGGTAAGACCTTGCTTGATGAACTCACGGCTATTCAGGGATATTTCAAGCGATTATTTGTCGGCGAAGGTAATTTTGCTAAACTGAACGCTGAGATTATTGGTTCAAAGACTATCACAGCAGATAAGCTCATCATGGACCAGGCTATGGCTCGGTTGTTCGTTTCAAGCGACATCTTCACAGATACGCTTGCTGCTAAAGAGGCCTTCATCAACAAACTTCGGTCAGTTGTAGTGTCTGCGACCTTGCTTGAGGGTTACAAGGGTCGAATCGGTGGATTCCAAATTGGTACGCACGATAAGGATCCTTCTGCTTACTGGTTGACTGGGACGAATCAATTCGCTGTCGGGATGAGTAATGGTTCTGGACGATGGTACCAGACTGCTCTTTGGGTTAACTGGGGAAATAATTGGGATATTCCTGGGAAAAATGCTTGGTTTGTGAAGAATAACGGTGAAATGAACTGTTATAATACCGCACATTTCTGGAATACTCCGGTTGTGAACGGAAATCTTCGAGTTACCGGCCGAATTTTTTACGATAATAGATCTTCAGGTGGTAAGTTTGGGTATTGGATAAGCTCGTCTAGATATACATCTATCGAAGCGCACAACAGCTATCTCTATCTCTATCCTGACAGCGGGAAATACGACTGGATTCAGATGAATAAAGAAATCTCTGACCGTCGTTACAAGCATAATATCGAAGCTAGTACAGTCTCAGGTCTTGATATTATCAACAGCTTGAAAACGTATAGTTATCGTAAGGAATACGATGGCAAAATCGAGGACATTTCTTGCGGTATCATGGCGCAGGATGTTCAGAAGTACGTTCCTGAAGCATTTTTTGAAAATCCTGACGGTGTCTACTCATATCGAACATTTGAACTCGTGCCTTATTTAATTAAGGCCGTTCAAGAGCTCAATCATAAAATAGAAAAATTGGAGAAAACAGCATGAATGAACAAGACAAACAAATCAGCAGCCTGACAATCAAATCTTTAGGTGAGAAAGTCGGTAATGAGGCTACTCAATCAGCTACGCTCGAAGCCCTCTATACAGTAACTGCTATGGAGCTCGAGCAGATGAAACGAATCATCGAGTCGGACGAAGAGCTCAAAGCAAAATTTGAAGAAGTGAAAGGAAAAATGACAAATGGCAATTAACAATTATGAACTAGCAAGCAAGCCTTATACACGAGGTTTGGGCGACAATATCAAGACAGTGGTTGAAATCCGTCTGTCAGAAGGCAATCGGTACAGTACAAACATGCGTGAGCTAACAGGAGACCGAACAAATGAGCAAGAGGATGTCTTGATTCAAGCAGTGTTGGATATCCTGAAGGCTGAATTAGATCCAGGCTCTGCGATTGTGCAGGCGCAGAATAAGCTTGAACAAGCAGAGCAACAGATTGCGCACAATAAGAGCGAGCAGGACCGACTCTCTGCACTTGCAAATAAAATTGACAAAGTCGTGCGTGTCATGGCTCAAGATTCTATCATGGGTGAAAAAATCTCCTACGGAACAACCTACAAGGAACTTGTCGAACTCTTCCCACTTGTAGAGGAAGGTAAGGTCTATCAACCGGGTGATATGTTTGTGATTGAAGATCCTGAACACGTTGAATTGAATGGCGAAGGAAAGCGTGTCTTGATTCAGACAAATCAGGCTTTTACTTACAAAGGCGAATCTATCAAGCAACTTGAAGGTGGACCATCTCAAAATGGGTTACTTGCCGTTTGGAAGTGGGATGGAACAAAAAACGACAAACAGACTCAAACATCTAATGAGTTAGAGACAAAACCTGTTCAGTAAAGGAGAATATATGAAAATCGAATTGTTTAACTTTTTTAGAAGTCTAATCCAAACAGAAGATGGTTTGGTATTGTATGCGCTAGGCTTAATTGTGATTCTAGAAATTGTAGATTTTGCATCAGGAACTTTCGCAGCGATTGCAAATCCAGAAATTGAATACAAGAGCAAAATTGGCATTAACGGCCTGATTCGAAAAATTCTTGGGGTTCTCTTGCTGATGGTATTGATTCCGATGTCTGTCTTGCTACCTGAGAAGACAGGATTCGCATTCCTATACTCAATTTACCTGGGATATTTGCTTTTCACATTCCAGTCACTCATCGAAAATTACCGTAAGTTAAAAGGTAACGTGACCATCTTCCAACCTATCATTAAGGCATTTGAGCGCTTATCTGGAGATAAAAATGACAAGAACGAAGGAGAACAATAATGGATATTGATACAAGTAGACTAAGAACTGATTTGCCACAGGTTGGAGAGCAACCCTATCGTCAGATTCACGCTCATTCAACGGGGAATCCCAACTCAACAGCTCAAAATGAAGCAGACTACCATATGCGTCGTCCTGTTGATTCAGGATTTTTTTCGCATGTCGTCGGCAACGGACGTGTGATGCAGACATGGTACACAGACATGGGAGCCTACGATGTAGGAGGTGGCTGGAACGTTGAAGGATACGCTCAAGTTGAACTGATTGAAAGTCATAGCACAAAAGAAGAGTTTATGCGTGATTACAAGCTATACGTTGAACTTTTGCGAAACCTTGCTGATGAAGCTGGTATTCCGAAAACGCTGGACTCTGACAGTCTAGCAGGCATCAAGACACATCAGTATTGTACATACAATCAACCTCGAAACTACTCTGACCACGTTGATCCGTATCCTTATCTTGCAAAATGGGGCATCAGCCGTGAGCAGTTTAAAAAGGATATTGAAGGCGGATTATCTGAAGCAGGCTGGAAGCGTGACGGCACTGGCTGGTGGTGGGAGGAGTCGGATGGCTCTTATCCAACAAAACGATGGAAGCAAATCAACAATGAATGGTTCTACTTTGACGATCGTGGCTATTGCCTAATCAATCGATGGTTCAACGATGGGAAGGATTGGTTCTATCTTGACAAACGTGGAGCAATGGTCACAGGCTGGATGTTCCTTAACAATCGCTGGTATTTCTTCAAATCAGATGGTCGTATGGCCACTGGATGGGTAAAATACCGAGAAACTTGGTATTTTATGGAAGAAAAAGATGGTTATATGCTATCTAAACAGTTCATTAAGTCAGGCGATGGCTGGTACTATTTGAAGGCGAATGGTGAACTTCACACAGACCCAGCATTCAAAACAGAACCAGACGGACTTATCACTGTTGTCGACAAACCAAAAGAAGAAAAATAAAAACAGAAAGGACTTTCAAATTAGATTACACCAACCGCAGGCAATAGCTTGCGGTTTTTTGTTTGCTCAAAATAGAAAAAAACAGTGATGATGCTCACTGTTTTTCTTGTAGTGTATGGGCATAAGTAGTCATGCTGATAGCGTGTTTTAAACGCATGTTCATAATATCTGACACACCATTTTTATACTTATCCACGGCCTGAATAGATACGCCACAGTTTTTGCTAATAGCATAGGCTGTGGCGTTATCTAAAAGCCAGCGGATAGCTTCAATATCTACTGACATAGATTACCTCATGAAATACCAAGCTGCAAATAGGAGCAGAAGAAGTCCAATAATAAATTCAACTTTTTCACGCTTGGTGGTTTTTCTAATTTTAAGATTTACTTTCATTATTTTTCCTGTTATAATTTAAGTACACCCCCGAAGGGGTGGATAGTGATTTCTCACTATCCAAATTCGATGTGCCATTCAAAGCTGATTATAAATAAGTTTATTTTGATGACTAGCTTATTTGTTTTGACTTTGAGTGGCTTCTTTTTGAACTTAAACATTTTGTTTTCCTTTCTACTAGTTTCCTTGTCTAAGGTTTCCTCCTTAACCTTATGTATCTATTATACAACTAAAGTTGTATAATGTCAAGCGTTTTGATAAAGTTTTTTTCCTTTTTTCAAAAAAATAGACCTTGTCCAGAGGTCGGGGAGTTGGAGGGGACACCCTCCAAGAGCGTTGATTTAATAAGATTTTATTTTACCTTTTTCATAATAATCTCCCTATAAAGTCACCGCATTCGGTGGCTTTTTTTGTCTTGGGATTCATGATATAATAATAAAATCGATAAGTA